CACTTACCCATCGACTCACGGTGTATTTGAACCCACCATCAAAGATATTTGTAGAATAGTTCATGAGAATGGTGGTCAGGTATATCTCGATGGTGCAAATATGAACGCACAAGTTGGATTGGCAAAACCTGGTGAATATGGTGCGGATGTATGTCATCTTAATTTACATAAAACATTTTGTATTCCTCATGGTGGTGGAGGTCCTGGTGTAGGTCCGATTGGAGTTGCATCACACTTAATACCATATATGGATAAGAGAGTATCATCAGCAGAGTTTGGTAGTGCAAGTATCTTGCCAATCAGTTGGATGTATATTCGTATGATGGGTGGAGAAGGACTCAGAAAAGCAAGTGAGATATCATTATTGTCTGCAAACTGGTTAGCAAATGAAATTGATACATCATTCAAAGTTTTATATAAAGCAGAGAATGGTAGAGTCGCACACGAATGTATCTTTGATTGTAGAACATTACCTGTTACCGCAGAAGATGTTGCAAAAAGATTGATGGATTATGGTTTTCATGCTCCTACGTTATCTTGGCCAGTTACAAATACGATGATGGTTGAACCAACTGAAAGTGAATCATTAGATGAACTTAAAAGGTTTGTAAAGGCAATGGAGATGATAAGAAGGGAAATTTATTTGGATAAAGATATCTTGAAAAACGCACCCCATACTGCAAGGGTTGTCAGTTCTGACGAATGGGTGTATAATTATACTCGTGAACAAGCAGCATATCCTGTAAAACAGAGCAACAAGTTCTGGCCAGTAGTATCAAGAATTGATAATGTATATGGTGATCGCAATCTTGTATGCTCTTGTTCAACCTACTTTGATGATGTATCTGATGGAACTTAAAGATTGGTTAAACTCTATTAATTATACAAAGAAAAATCTAATTGATGAAGATCCATCTATTGAAAAAGAATATCCTCCTTATATAATTAATCGTTGTATGTCAGGACATCTTGATGCAATTATGTTTGCAAATGAGATGAATATGTATAACTTCTTACCAAA